CTTATCGTCTGGGTCAAACATATCTTGTGAAGCGTATGTGTGATTAGTACAAACTAATCCTACGTTACAACTACCAATCATGTTAACAGTATTACGGACTAATGAAGTTAGTGCTTTAGGCTTACGACCCATATCACCTTTCATATCACCCTTGTTAAACTGGTCAACATCTGTAGGTGTAAGTAACATACCTAAACTGTCAACTACAAACAAAATCTTAGGACGTTCTTCGTCTGGCATTGTTTTATAGTCAATCATAAACGTACTAATAGTTTTAGCAACGTCATCAATCATTGACATGTTTAGTTTAAGAAGTTTATCTTCTGATGTATCAACATCGAGAGCTTTAAGCCAACTCTCATCAAGTGCGTTCTCTGAGTCAATTAAGACTACAAAGATACCTTGATCTTGTGCCGCTTTTACAATGTTACCTGCACAGATATAACTTTTACCTGCACCAGATTCTCCTGCAAAAACAGTAACCTTACCTAGTGGAACACCTTTGTGAAAGTCACCACTAATAAGATAATTTAAGGCATAGTTACCTGTACTAATCCAATCAGTTGGATCGTTAAATCCACTACTCATGCCTGTGATTGATTTAGTTAAGTTTTTACGAAACTTAGAAACGTCAAATGCTTTATTAGCCATTGTATCTCCTTATCAGATTATTCCAAGTAGGGTGTAGCATTTCTACTACACCCACTCAGTTTTTAACTAGCCTTGGCGTGAACGGATCATTGCAAGAATGTCTTCCGCTTTGTTACCATCGCCTGCCGCTTCAGTTACCGCCGCTGGTGCTTGTGGCACTACCGGTGCAGTTGCTTGTGCTACTGCTGGTGCATGTTGAGACTGTGGACTCGGTGTAGTTGCTTTAACAGGATCGCCTGTTGCCGCTCTTACGCCTGCTGGTCTAAAGTATTGACCAAATGCTTCCAAGTCGTATGCTTCACCATCAACTGATGCTTCAAACATTTTCTTGATAACTTCAACTGCTACTGGGTCCGGCTTCTTCGGAAGGTAGTCGCTCATGTTATACAAGCCATTGTCTTCAATTGCCTTATACTCTGCTTCATCTAACGGACGCTCTCTACGAGACCAGTTTGATGTTGAGTAATCAGCATATCCGCCTTTGGATGTTTTAGCAATCCTAAAGTCTACACCTGCGGTATAGTCTGTCGGTAGCTCGTTCATATCCGGATCCATTAATGCTCCCTTAATAATTTGGAAGATTTGTGGGCCAATTATAAAACGTCTGATTGGGTTTTCTGGAGTTGTATCCTCGCTAATACCGTTATCAGTCACAAAGCCTTGGAATACGTATGAACGCTTCTTCCAATACTTTCGACCCATATCTTCTAGCTTTGGATCTTTGAACCAAGCACGTACTTCGGAAAGTACTGGACACGTATCACCATACATTTCCATACAAGGTACTTGTACCTGTACTGGACGAGAATCTGTCTCGCCTTTAATTCCAGCAAATGGAAGTTTGATCATCAAACGTTCTTGCCAGAAAAATGTATTATTTTCGTCACCATCGGGTAAGAATCGGACAGTACTGTTCGTTCCTTCTTTCAAGTTCCAAAATGGGTAAATTGCGTTGTCGCCGCCGCTTGAGTTGTTTGAACCACCTGTGCGTGATTCCTGCTCTTTGAGTTTAGCTCTAATTTCTGCTAAAGTTGCCATAGTTATGCCTCCTATATGTTTTTAAGCCTATGTGCTTTTGTGTGGAATATTCCACTGTGCCTATTTGTGTAGTAGCACTATTATAGTGTACTACAGATATTTAGTAAAGTCAACCGTTGGGTTGCCAAAAAAGTGATTCTTAGTTATTAATGCCTGCTAACGATTTGATTCTTTCCATCTCGTTATCTTTTCCTGCCATTAGTCTGCCTATCATCTTCTCAGCTACTGGTACGCTGTTTTCACCAAATTCTTTTTCACAAGCAGTAATTACCGCTTGTTCGCCTTTTGGAAAGTTGTTAGTTGTGTAGTCATAATAACTCTTAACTAGCTCTTCTAACTTCTGTCCTGGTGTTCTATCATCACCTTCTTCGCCGTCCATATCGTCCGGAGTGTCAGGGTGCATCATCTGTCCTTTACTATTGATTTTGACATCCATAGTATCGTCGTCTTCGTATTTGTCAGCATCTTTTTGTAATGCCTTCTTACGTTTAATTATTTCAGCGGATAATTCTGGATCTTTTGATGTCTCTGGATCCATTTGAAGATCTTGCAATGCTTTTTGTTTAGCATCGTAGTCATCTTTATCTACTGTCTTTGTATACTGTGATTCTGTTTCAAGATCACCTGTATCAATTTTATTCATAACTGCTGGGTTTTTTCCTTTAAGATATTTCATTACAAGTGGTCTAACGCAAGTGTCTGCGTCTTTCTGGCCAACTTGTTTAAACATGTCAAGTAGCATCGGATCGTCTATAACGCCCTTCATGCTTTCGATAGCATTTGAGCCGTTGATACCAGCTGGAAAATGCTGAGACATTAAGCCATTAATCTTTTTAACCGCGGCTTCTATTTGTCTCTCGTCGCCATCAATTAATGCATTGTCATTCTCTCCTACGATTGAATCCATGTGTCTTTCAAATTCCATTTCTGGAGTTTGTACTTCTGCTTCGGCAGTTGCCTGTGCTTCGCCTGTGCCTTGACAATCATTACAGTCTTTATCACCATGTTTGCCTGTTCCATCACAATGAGCACAATCCATATCACGCCCGCCACCTTCGCCTAGTAACTCTTCTGGCGATAATTCTTTTGCTGTTGTTACTTCACTTACTAGTCTATATACGTAAGGGAATACATCTTTTAATTCTTCGTTAAATGTTCTAATAGTTAATTGATCAATCCAATTTTCTGCAACATCTTCTGGAACATTTTCATTTACTACAGGAGCAAAGGTTGCAAATGTTTCTGTATAATATGCTTTGCGTTGTAGCTTTAGTACTTCTGTTTTGATGTTTTCTAATCTTACATCTACTGCTTCCATGTAACCTTTTAAGCCTTCTGCCATTACGCTTGAACGGTTCATGTAAGTTTTAAATTTACGTAGCTTGTTTAACTCTGTTGACATTTCAACAATGTGCTTACCAAAATCATCATACAAGTTTCCACCTTCACTTACGTGTCGGGCCATTGCTCTTGCACCGTTTAAGTGTCTGAATGGATATTTAAATCTTTCGCCATCAGCACTTTCAATATACATGCTGTGTACGTTTTGTGTTCTTGATCCAGCAACTTCTTGGTTGACTGGCTTTGTATGTTTTAGTACTAAACGAGCAGTATCAATGTTTTCGAAACTTGTTCTGCTTGTGCCGTACATATTTGATTCACTCATTTGGGTTTCTCCGGCAGTTCTTGTTAAGTGTGCATAATCTCTTTTGTCGAGGTTGCTTTTTGTAATATCTCTTGTGTCAAAGTTTAACATGTGTTTTTTTGCAAAAATACGGATCTCTTTTAAAAAATTATACCAATTATTTTTTTCACTTTCCCCTGCTTCTGCCATAAAGTCTTGATTGTATAGAACTACCACACCGTCTTCGTCTAGTGTAATACTTACCTTACCTAATACTTCTTGTCCTTCTTTATAATCGAAGTCAAAGTACTTTGCAAGTTTTGGGTCATCAGTTACTGTGCCCTGTCCGTCACCAATTGTGACTGAAGGGAAACGCCCTCTAATCTTAGCGAATAATTTTTCTGATACTGGTTCTAAGTTGTTCATGTTAATATTTATCTCATATTAGTTGAAACGAAGATAGGCATGGGCGGTTCGTAATCTTCGGATGATTCTGCCTGGTTAAATGTTTCATAAATGCGTGGATCCCAGTCTTTTAGTACTGCGATTACACGCATTGCTAGTAGAGTAGCACTTACTAAGTCGTCTGTTTCACCCGGTTTTGCTTTAAAACTACTGCCACTAGCTACAAAGCCTTTAAGTTCTGTTATTAATACTTTACTATTTACTTCTAGTTTATCTGTTTCTATCATAGTTTTTAATCGACTACATGCACTAATCTTAGTACTGTGTGTAGTGTTAAACCCTTTGCGGAACTTACGCACATGGCCTTTACGCATTGGCTCACTGGTAAGTAACCCTGGTATGTTCTCTTCTCCAAGATCTCTAATAACAATTAATGCACCTTCTCCGATGCTGTTGTTTTCAACGCTCCAATAAATATTTTGCCCGTTGGAATTACACTCTTGTTTAATATATTCGCAGATGTCTTTTAAAACTCTAATCTGACCTGGTATAGCTGTTTGATTATGTCGCCACTCTGCTACTTGTTTATAAGTAGGTACTTCAAATACTTGTATAGCCGCATAATCGCCACCAGTACCCATACTAGGATCAAGTGAAACAACATAGCTATTATCGCCTGTTGGCTTCTTGTACCAACGTGTTTGTCCCATATTTAATATAGGTTCTTTACCTTCTAGCGTAGCAAGTTTAATTGAGTTAATTAATGTTTCATCGTAAATTAAGAATTCACAGCCGTACTCACGTCTAAACTTCTCTTCACCAATACGACCAATTTCATTCTTCTTCCATTCTTCATCTCTATCAGGATGTTCATCCCAACTACATGTAAAACCAAAGAATCCGTTTTCACCTAGTATTGCTTCATTACCATGTTCGTCAAACTTCTTTTGGCTTTCTTTCCAAATAATAGCAAAGGTATCTTCATCACTGTTTGGTGTACTTGTAATAATAGCACGACCACCTGTTGCTAGTGTAGGAGATATAGAAGTCCAAAATTCAGTAGCAATGTTTGGGTTTACAAACGCAAACTCGTCACAGTATAGTAATGATATGGACATACCACGTCCTGTGTTACCTGTTGTAGTAGCACTAACAATACGTGATCCGTTTTCAAATTCCATGCTACCTTTGTTGTAGTTAGTAACACCTGCTCTAATATGATCTGGACACATTTCATACACGTATCTAATACGTTGCATAATTTCTTGAGCGCCTGTGTACTTGTGTGCGGCAATTAGAATAGTTTGGTCTGGATGAAACATAGCATACCAACACAAATAAATTGCGGCAGTAGTAGTCTTACCAGTTTGTCTAGGTAACATATTAATGTTAAAACGATAGTCGTGATAACTTTGAAGCAACCGTACTTGATAACTAAACGGATCAAATAATAGTTTGCCTTTTACTGGATGCTGAATGAACGCAAATTGCTTTGCAAAGTACAAGTATCCGTCTTTAGGATCCATGCATTTACGTAACGACTCAATGTGTTCTTCGGTATATGTATCTCTTGTGTGTGCCTTTTTGGTTAAGACACCGTCTAAGCTCTTTGTTGCCATACTACTATTTACTCAAAAAAATACCCGCCGAAGCAGGTATTGAGTTTACTCTTGTGACGTTTTATTATTATTTGCTATTAAGCAGTAGTTAAGCTAGTTGATAGCGTAACATCAGTACCTGTAACATCAATGTTGTTAGGTCCTACTGCTGTTCCAAGTGCTCTAATACGTGCTTGAATGTCTGCCGCTGAACTGTTACCGTCCATGATAACACAAATTTCACCTGATGCATCATTCTTTACAAAGTACATTAACGGGCTAATTTCCTTCATAATCATTTCTGCCGCTTCATCAACAGCATCATCTTCAGCTCTTAAATCAACATCTGTATTACCAGCAACTTGTACTGTAATTAAATATGCTTTTACGTTGTGTGAGTATAGTGTTCCTGCTGTAACGCCTAACCCTACTACTCTTGTTACTCCAGCCATCTATATCTCCTTAGTGATTACCGCAACTACTTGCGTATAGTTTTTCAAACTTTTCTTTTCCGCAACCAAATTTAGAATCTACTTTTTTAAGCATTTCATTTTTTGAACATCCACTTGCGTCAAGTCGTTTCATTTCTTTTTTACAGCCAGCTTCATCGAAACTATCTTTTGCTTCGCCAAACTTTTCAGCAAACTTAGCTTTTAATTCTTCTCTAATTTTATCTTCTAGTGCCATTGGATTATCTCCGCCTGCTACTTTTGGATAAGATTTCTTAGGACCGTTTAGTCCTCCTGACAAATCCTTTGTCATGTACTTTGTGTCTTGGTATTTCTCATCTGGACTATTTGAATAGTCTGACTCATCTTCTCCACATGGCTCATCTGGCATTGGAAGTTTCTTTGGCATATCCGCCATGTCACCTTTTGGCATGTCGTCCATGTCTGGTCTGTCTAGTCCTTTGATAGCCGCCATTGACTTCTCAATGTCACCACGCATACCTAAGTCTGGTCCCATATCTTCTGGCTCTGGTTTAAAACCGTAGCCCATGTCGCCTGTTGGAGCAATTGGATTAATATCTTTATCACCTAATACTTTAAATAGCTCACCTACTTCTTGTGGACTATCACCTGTTAGTGAAATGTTCATCGATGCCGCTTCGTTAAGTGCGTCAATTGATTTATAAATGTCTTCTAGTTTCATGTTATTTGCTCCCAATTGGACTAGTGGTTTCGGGCATTCCCATGTCCTTAATTTGATCTTTGTTTGCTATAGTATCAATAGCACCAATTGGGCTATTCTCTCTTTCACTACGTGCTTTTTCTAGTTCTGCTAGTAAGCCCATAATTCTTTCTCCGCCGACTTCTGCGTGTACTTGTGGATCCGATTCTGGTAAGTCGCCACCCAAATTTGGCTCATATATTTTATTGTATTCTGTATCTTGATATTGCTCTTGTGGTGCACCTTCAGTTCTTACAATAATATATGCTTCATCAATTGCACATGTTTGTGAAAGGTATTGTGCAACTACTGGAGGAATAGTAGGGTAAGCTAATTCTACATCGTAGTAGGTAACTTCCATGTTTTGTAACTGTGGAAAATCTAATGGACGTTCAACAATAGGAGTTTTCTTTCCTGCTGTCATGTTCATAACACCAAACTTCTGTAGTGCAGTTTCCATAGTATCTACACAACCTTCTGGTAGATCCCCGGCTAAGCCGATTTTAAATTTGTATGTTTTCTTTGACTCAGTCAAATATTCTGCAAAAGTTTTCATATCATTTCCCTTATACATTATTTATCCATGTTCTTCAATTTTTCAAGCAAACTATTACGGTCAGTTACTACGTAACCTTCGCCATTAACTAGTCCAGAGTCTTCATATCCACTGTCCTTGTCCATTTTTTCTTTTTTAAGTTGAAGATCAATCATTTTTAATTTTTTATCTAGTTTCGCAACTTTGGCATCGAGAGCCGTTTTAAGCATTCCTCCAGCCACTTCAAATACTCTGCCACTATACCTTGCCTCCACGTTCATGCCCAAGTCCATAAGATCATCGTATGCACTAGTAGCCTTCATTGCAATGTCGTTAAGCTCTTGATCTGCTAACTCGCCCAAGCCTTTTACAGCTGGCAATGCCGCAGTAATTTTATCCAATTCTGAAATAGTTCTAAAGTCTTCTTGTGGGCTAGACTTAACTACTTCGTTAGATTTTTGTTGCTCTGCCTTAATAATCTCTTGACTATCTGGTAAATTGAGTAACTCTTCTAATTTTTTAGTCATTGCTGTTATCCATTATATGCTACTATTATTTATCCTATTTCCTCTTGCCCTGATGGAAAATGTCTTTTTCGGTAATAACTCTAAAGAAAATTCGTTTTTGTTTACACCATGCTCTAGCGGCTTCCCACTTAGCTATATTTTGGATATATTGTGCTTGACGCCATTTATCACGGCCAACATTTTCTTTTACTGTTTGGTTGTCAGGTTTAACTTCAATAAGTTCTACATGAGGTTTACCATTTCTATCAGCATATTCTATTAAAAAATCTGGTACGTAAACTGTGTGCTTACCAGTTAATGGATTCTTATATGGTATCTTAACACTTTCACTTGCCCACTTAGTTACCGCAGGACTCTCATCGCAGAATTTCATAAATGCAAATTCCCAACTTGATCGATAAAGAGGAGTTTTGTTACCTAAGTATTTTTCTGGATATTTTAATGTAAAGCGGCCTTGAGCAAACTTACCCATAGAACTATACCACTATGTTTCTAGTTTCTAATTTATTAGTTGCTTGATCAACTTTGTAACCTAGAGTACTAATTTTTGATCTGTTGTAGTTTAGAATCTCTGTAATAACCGTGCTTAGTTGTACATCGTCAAATCCACCTAGTGTATCTAACAATTCAAATATTTTTACATCGTCCATCTTTGCTTGTTGCATAACGATAGTTGCAATACTATTTGCACTTATTTCATCAAAGCCTCGTTTAGCAAAGAACGCAACAGTAGCGTCAACTTCATTACTAGCAAACTCAAACGGTTCTGTGTAGTACTGATTAAAAAACTGTTTTACCTTAGTAGCACTATCGCCACCAGCGGCAGGTAAGTTACCGTATAAGTTTGTCGGTGTACTTAACTTGTCAGTTGATGTATTGTCGCCCATATTATTCCTTTACGTCGAGATTATATTTGTACTATTACCATTAGCAGTTGATATAGCCTGCTGACGTTGACCTGCTTTTTGTATACTTGACAACGCGGCGTATGCTGTATTTATAGCGTCAGGAGTTGGAACTCCGCCATTATTGATGTGGTTTTTCTTAAATGCTCCAGCTTTAGCTAACGAGTCTGCCGCGCCTGCATTACTAGTCAAGAAGTTTGTAACACTAGATAAAGGGTTACCAATTTTGCCAGTGGCCATTCCTGCAAACGCTGTTAATCCTGCAACTGTTGCTACAGTACTACCTAGTCCGCCAAAGCCACTTGACTTAGGAAATGCAAGGTTTGCTACTCCACTAACATCAATGCCTGCGGCTTTACCAATTTGATCTTTAAGAATTCCAAACCCTTCTTGTTTTAATCCATCTCTACCTAAGGCTTTAGCATTTTGTGTAATGCTAGTTGCTTTTAATACTGTTCCTAAGAAACTTGCAGGACTGCTAAATGCCGCGCCACTACTAATGTCTCCAAATATACTAGACGCACCTTCTGCAATTCCGCCAACGCCAAACACACTCGATGTTCCGCCACCTGCTAATGAATTAGGACTTGGTGTTTGGTCATAATGTCCACTAGCACTACCAAACGACTTAGGTGAAATACCATCTTTAACTGGACCTCTTGAATACCAAACTGTGTCGTATTGTAATGTCATTGAGTTTTGTACACTATCACTCGAACTGTTGTCCATAGTATCGTGTTCCCAACCACTAATAATAGGATTAACTAATGTGAAACAGGTATATCTTTTTCTTGACATTTGATAAATTTGAATACTTTCAAAAAAGTTTTTAAAACTATCGTTATCCATGCCGTATCTAAACTTATTTGCTTCTTCTGTTCCTAGCCAGTTGCCTCTATTATATGCCGCATTTGATGTATTAGGATTATTACTGCCGTCTACACTTGCATAGTTTCCATCTTTAAAATAATATCTGTAATATGCTTCCCACAAAGCAGTAGTCTGCCCGTAGTTGTCATCATGGAATGTAACATTGATTGGATCGTAATCTAATCGTGTTTGTAAATTTCGTTTTCTATTGTACTGATGCTTTAGTGTAGTTGCAATTTGATACTTTGGTAAGTCAACTTGCTTAACAAGCATATTAATTTCTTGTGTTTTTAGTTGCGGGATTAATTGTACTGCATCTGCATTTAAGTTAAAACTTACATGATACAGAAACTTTGACTTAGGAGTTAACCTATGTGCATCATCAACATATAATCTAGCGGCATGTGCCGCGTCTGCTAAGTTACCTTTGGGGCTTAATGCACCCGTTAGTAAGTTGTCTAAAAATCCGTTAAGTCTATTCGCCATACTTAATCTCCTATGCTAATATTTATCCAATGTAATTAAGTGCATAGATAAAAAAAAGGATGCCTAATTAAAGACACCCTTTTTATATACTTCAGGAAATATTAGTTGTTATTAACTAGCGCCGCCGCCAGTAATAGCTGTGTTAACTGTACGTCCTACTGCTGTTCCAATTCCTGTACCTTGTGGGCTTTGGATAGCATTGTCATATCTGATTGCTAGTGCAACAGTAACTGGATCGTTAGTAGAGTAAGACAAGCTGTTATAGTTTGCTGACTCTAAGTAACAGCCATACAATTCAAATGTCTCTAGTACACTTGCTGTATTAGCACCGTTACCACCGTCTAGTATTTCAATTCTAGTAACAAATTTGTAATCGCTACCTGACGCCGCCGAACTTTGTTCGAAGAAGTCGAATTGTTTCTGTAGTTGCTCGCCTACAAGTTTCTGTACGTTGTTACTAACATCTTCACGTAAGTTAAGTGTAATTGGTTCCCAAGTGTGTTTACCTGCTAGGTATACACGTGAGTTATACACGTCTACTGTGATTTGTTCGAAACTAACGTTAGGTCTTGTTACGTCTACAACCTGTTTTGTAAGTTCTGTTGTTGGTGTTGATACTCCAAAATTTTCAAGACTCACTCTAAAGCGGTATTGTAGTTTCGGCATCAACAAACCTTGGTTACTAGCGGATGAGCTAGAATCCAAAGGTACTGTAATTTTGCTTAGTGTTGAAATTGCCATTATAATATCTCCTGCTTATAAGTATTTATCATATTAGAGTCCTGCTATTTCACCAGTGTTTTTAAGTCTCAATGGAATGTAAATAAACTCCACTGCTTTCACTGGTTCAATTGCTATATCCAAGTAAAGTTCATTTCTATCAATCCTTGTTGGCGTGTTATTACTTTCGTCACACACAACTAAGAAGTCATATAATGCTCTTTGCCCAACTAGTTCTAATAGTAAACTATCTGCTTGTGCTTTAATCTCATCACGTGTAATCTTATCATTTGGCTCAAAGATATAAGGCTTAGCAAGTTTGTTAAATTGTGAACGTAAGTAAATCACTAGTCTTGCAACGTTGATTCTGTCTAAAGCACTAGCATTCTTAGCTCTTGTCTTTTGACCAAAGTTAACAAGTCCTGCGCCACTTAAGAACGTTACAGGGTTAATAGCATTACTGTATAATGTATCACGCTGTCCTTCGTTAAGTGCTACACTCTGGAATTCACCTTCGCTAGTAATGTAACCTGCACTTGATGCGTTAGTAATTCCACCACGTCTTGTTCCTGCTGGAGCAAACCATGGAAAGCTAACTTGATCGCTTAGTGCCATTGTGCGTAAGATACCATGTGAAGCTGGAACAACTACGTTGTTACCTGCGTTATCACTTGTGAATAAACTTGGATAAAACACACCTAAGTATTCATCATATGTAACTAATCCATCATCGTTATCTTCTACTGCAAGGTTTACGTTAGTTGCATACTCGTTTAATGAAGTTGCATCTGGTGTTAATCTAAATGGTAAGTCACCTACAACAAACGCACTAATGCCTCTATCATAGTTAAGTGTTTTCATTTCACCAATTAGCTCTGAGTAACCTGGGCAAGCCATTAAGTTAAAGATTCTTGAATTATCATCTCTAATATCAGCATTGCTGTTAACCATTGCTTGTAACGCTTGTACTACAACTTTACGTTGAGCTTTACGTCCAAAGCTACCTGCACCATTTGCTTGGTTAGCTGATTCAGTAACCCATCTGTTAGTAGCATATGCACTCATTGACTCGTCATTGTTAAATCTAATGTTAAGTCCTGTAGTATCAATATAGTTACGTACATATTTCTTAACGTTAAATCCTGAACGTCTTGTGTTCCATATCAACATACCTTTTGGATATAGTGCTGGGTCTGGAGCATCAAAGTCAATAAAGTTGCTTACTAGTAATTCAGCAATAGTTCCTGCTGTATCACCACTTGTACCTGCTTTTCCGTAACGTGCATCTGCAAACAAAATTCCGTCTTCAGTAGTTTGATCACCTGTATCAAGTGCAACCCACTTTAATGAAACTCCGTTGTATTTGTAAATTTTCGGATAGTTTTCTAAGTCTGCTGTTGAAATCCAAATATCGCCAGTTTTAAGATCAGTTGTATCTGATTGCTTAGTTGGCTCACTTGCAGAAACAATTGGACCAGCTGGGTCTGTTTTGTCTGCCGCGTTAGCGTTAAAGACTGGACTTGTTGAATCTGCATAACCTACCCATGTAGTACCGTTGTTGATCATAATATCAACTTCGTCTACAACACTATTGTACCATAATGCACCATCAGTTGTTAATGCTGTTGGAGCAAGTGTACTTGGTGTGTAAGTTAAGTATTTCCAGTTACTAGCAACCCAATCATAAGCATTGCCTGTTGCATCTGTATACAAGTTAGGTGTTGCTAATGCCGCATTTGAGCCGTTGTAAGCTACAAATCCTGCTAAAGCTAAACCATCGTTAGTATCTGTAATGTGAACATCGCCACCGTCATTGTGTTCAATAACAATTCTGTTACTTGCATCAACACTTGCTATTACGTTATTAAATCCGCCGGAGTTAATTGCTCCTGCAATAACGTCTGCATCAGTTGCCGCGCCTGTAGTTGTTACACTAATAGTAGTCGCCGCACTTAGTACTGCACTTGCTGGAGTTGTTTCTGCAATATTAAATGCATAAGTTCCTGCTGTCATCTGTGCCGCAATAATGTCTGAAGTAATTTTAGTATTACCAGTTGCTTGACGTCTGTGAATCTTAAAGTCACCAATTGGATTAGCCGCTTCGTCATTATTAGTTTTGATGTAAACAGTTCCTACTGGTAAGTTTTTACCGCCACCTGACTTATCTAAACCGTATAATGCCGCTTCTGGAGTTGCATACATTGGAGCACTTTTAGTTTCCCATAAGCTAGTTGTAGCATTCCATGCTTTAACTTTCCAATTAGCACCCAAGTTAGGCTGTGTAGTTTTAACCCAAATACTTCCTGTTGGACGTGGGCTAGTGTCAGTTGACTTGTACTCTGGAACACTAGTATGCGGAGCAATACTTAACGCTGGCGCTTTAAATGTTGCCGCTGTTAAGCCAATCTCTGCTAATAGTGTCGAAGCGTTAGTTGCTAATACAATGTCTACGCCTGTTGAGTAAATCTCTAATTTGTTATTAACTACTGCTGATGTAACACCTGCAATACCTGCTGATCCAATAGCTGTTACAATGTCACTTAGACCTGTTCCAGCACTTGTTACCACAGTACTGTTAATACTCATTGTAGCGCCACTTGTTACAGTTGCGTTGGAAATTGTACCTGTTACGGTTGCCCAACTGCTGATCCAAGCTGTAGATCCTGCTTGTACCCAAGTACCACCTGCTTTCTTATAATAAAGTTTGTTAAGTGTAGTAGTTGCAACAATAGCGTAGTCACCAATAGCACCAACAGAAGTTTTTGGTACACCGCCTGTTACTTTAGTAGCGTCTGTAATTACTGTTGGAACTTTGTTAGCAAAGCTCTGTCCACCAGTAACAGTTCCTGCCGCCCCGTTCCATTGAAAAATACCAAACACGCTGTTTGCTGTATCGAACCAATATGTGCCATCTGCTGGACTAGCCGCTGGTGCTGTCGCAGAAGCCATTAGCTCTGATGTGTTTAGTGTTGCTCTTGTAATGTAAGCTCTATTTGCCACACCAAGGTATGAGTAAGCCGCTTGTAGGCCATATTCATTTAACTCATTACCATGTAATGCGTTGTTGTTGGTATCCGTATAAAATGACGGATCTCCAAATAAGTCTGTTAATTCTCTTTGCGAGGTAACCAAATAAGGTTTCCCTGCATTTGTTGCGAGCGTTCCCGCCGCAGTTCCTGTGCCTGCACCGTTCTTTTTATCTTGTGCAGAAACAACAAAAATCATTGGTACTGTACCTGGTTCAGCTGGTGTATAGAAACTTTCGTCTATAACGCTGACCTGTACTCCTGGTGATACTAAAGCCATTTTGTTTTCTCCTGTTGATATAGCATGTTACTATTATTTAGCCATGTTTGCCAAAATGCATGGTTTATATA